GGCGTAGGGGCAGGGGCAGGGGTTACCTGCGGTGCAGGAGCAGGGGCGGGAGCAGGTGCGGGTTGGGCGACTGGTGCAGGTGCAGGAGCGGCCTGGGCAACTGGAGCATGGGCAGCGTCGCCAAGAAGCTGGGCGATGTTGGCTTTGATCTTCTCAATCTGCTTCTCCTTCTTTTCCGTCTTGTAGTTCTTCGCCTTCATATCGGCCAAGACCTGCTGTTGCTCTAGAAGGAACTGGTAGGCGCGGCGAAGTTTAGACTTCGTCTCATTATATAGGTCGCCAAACCGAGGATCCTGGCGAGGGTCGCCGCCGGCGTACGCGGGTGCGGGCGTAGCAGGTGCGGGCGTAGCTGGTGCTGGCGTGGCTGCTGGTGCAGGGGCGGGCGAGGGGGCGGCGGCAGGAGCAGGGGCAGCGGCGGTGGGCGTGACTAAAGGGGCGGGGGCAGCTGGAGCGTTGGGGCGGGCAGCGGCATTGCCGCTTGCCAGTTGGATTGGGGATAGGGGCTTGGCGGCTGGAGCGGGCGGTTCAACGGCAGCGGCAGGAGCAGGAGCGACAGGGGCGGCAGGAGCAGGAGCGGCTGGCGCAGGAGCAGCAACAGGTGCAGGTGCCTCAAGTTGAGCGGTGATGTCAATTGCTGCTTGGACGGCATCGCTATATTCAATGGCAGAGTCGTAAACAGCCTTTTCAGCGGCCTGCAAGGCTGCCAGCTTTTCGGCATTCTCTGGGTCGTCCTTCAAGGCAGCTTCTGCAACTTGTTTGTCAAAAATGGATTGGCTAAAAGCAGTATCAGCCTGGGACTTGCGTTCATTGGCCGCGTTGAGTTGCTCCTGGAGGGCGATGGTAGGATCGACGGCAGGAGCGGCTTCAGCGGCAGGAGCGGCGGCAGGGTCAACCGTAGGTGCTACAGGTGCAACTGGAGCGGCAGCGGGCGGAGGTTGAGCAGCGCCGGACGCAGGAGCAGTCGGAGTAGTTTCGTTGACCATGCCCAGGCCGACCGTGTTGAGTCGAGCAGCGTCAGACGCGGCGTTAGCCTGGGCGCTGGCGGCAATTCGATTAACTCCAATCTTTTCTGTTTTACCAATAGCAGCACCTAGACCTACTGAAGAAATTATATCCTGGGCAGACGTGTCTATGCCCTTTGCGGCATTTGTAATAAGCGTAGTTCCAAGTTCTTCACCGCCTTCTTTTGCTCGACCAATTAAGAACCTAGAAATAAATTTAGAACCACCAGGAATTAATTCATTAATTGCTCCAAGGCCGGCTACAGCTCCGCCTTCAACATTGGCTTCAAACCTAGCGTCCTTCTTCCCCAGGGCATACTCTTGGTCGAAGTTTTCCGGATTCTTGTTAACGGCAGCGACCCATCCATCGACGTCTTGCAGAATATCAACGCCGTTTTCCTCGCCCCATTTAACCAGCTTCTCAAGGACGTTAGGATCATAGGACATCTTTGCGGAAGACAATCCAGCCCCAGCAAAGCCAGCAGCCTTAATCGCACCGGCACTAGCCCCACCGCGACGAGCGGCAGCAGCAAGAGCAGCAGCGGCTACTACGCCCTTGCCGGTACCAATGGCAGATCCAACACCCAATTCAAGTACTGGTCCTGGGCTTGATAAGAATGCCTTGGTCGTGTTCCAAAATCCCTTTGCCTTATTGAACTTGTCCATGCCGGCGGAAGTACCTTGGGCGGACTTCAGTACTTCATTGGTGTCTCTGATAAGACCCTTCATCTTCTCAATTTCGGAATCAAGCTTTAGGCCAGCTTCACCGGGCTTTACACGTTGACCAAGCACTCCAACCATAGAAAGTTCAGTTCCAAACAGTTTATTGATATCTTTAAGTTCAGCGTATTCGTCAGACGTAAAGCTTCCATATCCGCCACCCCACTTTTCAAAAAGTTCCTTTCTCCGCGCTTCAAGTCCTGCTTCACCTTGATTTGCGTAGAGATTCTTGATGTTCAGTCGTCGCGCCAATCCGACATAAAGGTCAGCCTGGGTAGATCCGTACCAGGATCTAACAAAGGTATCGCTTAATGCTCCACCTTCACCAAACAGAGGCTTGATGACAGACTTGGTAGGCTGCGCCACGCGCTGGACCGTACGGCCAAACTTTAGGCTAGGCTGCTGACCGAATGCACCTTCACCAAGTTTCGTCTCCGGAATAAGTTGTTTGGCGACTTCCTCTGAAGTCAGCTTGACCGGTTGCTCGTTAGGTGCAGCAGCGACGATGGCGTCGGCGACCGACGGAGCGGCTGCTACTGGCGTAGGCTTCTCGACCTGGACGATGGGCTGACTGACAGGCTGATTGACGACAGGTTGCTCCGCCGGCGCGTCGAAGGCGTCGAAAGGATTTGCCGGCTGCTTGGGAGCGGGCGTGTCGAAAGCGTCGAAGGGATTAGATGCCATTTAGTGCTACTTCAGCACAGCTGCGGCAGCACCAACACCATACTTCTTGTCGAAGTCCGTGGCAAGAGAAGGATTCTTCTTCAAGGCATCAATCGCACCTGCCGGGATGGCCGAGATATCAACCGTCGCGGGGGCAGGGGCGGGAGTTGTAGCCGCATCCGCTGGGGGGGTAATAGTAACGGTGGTGGCAGTACCAGACCCGCCGGCGACCGCGTCGGCCAAGGCAGACGGAGTCTTAAATCCAGCAAAAGTGATTGTACCATCGGCCTTCGTTAACATTCCGAATGGTCCGTAACTCTTGCTTCCTGCGACCGTGGCGCCAGTAACTCCATGATCCCTTTCGGATTTTGCTAGGGCTAGACCAAAGTCATCACCACGAATCATGTACTCAAGCGCGCGATCCGTAAGCTGCTTCCTTTGGAGCGGGTCAACCTGCTCCCAGGCGTTCTTGCCGGTCGGCAGCGAGAAGTCCTTGGAGTAATGGTTATTGATTGAAAGACGAAGGGCAGCCTGCGCCTGGTTCTTCTTGACTGGGTCGCCGAGGAGGGCGACCTGTCCTTTAACCGCATCAAGATTAATGAGCGAATTCGTGCGAGAGATGCGGGCGGCAGATTCCTCGTTAAAGCCAGCGGTCCTAGCGTGAATCCCTCCAATGACAGCGTCGTTCTTTTCCGTCGCAAGCTTGTTCATATGCTCGATTGCCTGCGTACGAGAAAGGGTAAGCATGTCTCGGTTCGCACCCTTGTTCACCCAGTCCTCAATCTGCGCGTCGGTCAGACGCGCGCGGTCGGCAATCTGCGATTCGCTCAAGTTACTAATTGCCGTAGTCTGTGCATCAATCTTCTTAACATTAGCATCGGCAACTGCGTTCTTACCTTCTGCTCCTGCGAGATAGTTCTGGCCCTGCGGGTTAACATCAAGAACCTTGTAGGTCTTATTAACTGGATCCCAAGTGTAGGTATTACCACCGGAGTTAGTGACGCCTTGACCGAATACGGCGGCAAGGCCAGAGTCAATCTTACCAGTCAAAGGGTCAGTTACAGCAGCTGTTGAAATTTCTCCTTTAGCAAGGTTATCTAAAGCATTGCCCTGGCCGGTAAGGACAAGTGCCTTTCGATAATCTCCAGCATCTAGCGCAACACGACCGCGATTCTCATTCACACCCTTGAATACTGAAGCAAGAGAGTCATCCTGGGTTGCGAGAAATCCTGCGATTTCCATGTCAGAATAACCTCCAGCCTTTAGGGCGTCATAGGTTAGTGCTTTGTTACGGCTTTCCTGTCCGGCTGCCTTGGCATTATTATAACGAGCGGTTGACAGCAATGTCGCACCCTTGGCTTCAGCCTCTGGGTTGAACATCCCAGCCACGTTTTCAGCGGCCTTCGCCCAATATGGGTCGCCCTGGACGGATACTTTAGACATTAGAGTTTAAATTTATACATAGCCGGGTATGAACCAGAACCTAGGAAGGGTTGCGGCTGGATGGCCGGCAGCTTGAAAGGATCTAGTGGCAATAGGCTATTGCTATAATTTGCAATGTTGTTGCTGGCGGCGTTAAGCGTTGAAGGGTTGGAGAAGTTTGTCAGCGAATTAGTCTTGTTAAGAATATCGGCTTGGCTTGGAGCGTCCCACCAACCAGAACCAGCACCCATACCTACGACAGATCCGGCGGTAGAAAGAACAGTACCGAGGGTCTTTAGGCTGTCGCCTTTCTTGGAAGCGTATTCAAGTTCAACAGGAAGAACGCCGGCAGATCCGCGCATGAAGTTGCCAGTAGTGTTTAGCTTCTGGCCGGCGCGGATGTTGTTGATGGCGTTCTGGAAGGTAACGTCATTGAAGGAAAGCATGTTGGCCTTGGCGCGACCCTGCTGGGTAGCGTAGCCAAGGTTCTTTGCGGCGGCAGCGTCACCTTCGGTTGCCATCAACTTATTGGCAGTTTGGTCGCCGGCTAGGTTCGCACCAGTAGCCTCGATAGGCGCGCGGACTTCAGCCACAGCAGCATCAGACGCAGCCGCTCGCGCTGCCGCAGCTTCTGACATTCCGGTTTCGGTAGCGTCCCTGCCGGACTTGCCGAGAGATTCATCTGATACTGCGGCGGCTTCATCCTGGAAGCCTTTCTGGCGAATGCTTTCGGCGACACGCTGTCCCTCCATAGCCTTGGCAGCGCGTCGCGCGCCTGCGGCTTGAGCGGCAGATCCTGCCGCCGTTAGGGCTAGTGCGAATGCTACTGGGGTACACATAGATTAGAAACGGCCAGGGCCGCCTACTTCTGGGGTGGTGCCAGGCGGGATGCCGAGCAGTTCGCCGACGGTAGGGGAACGCTGGAGAGGCTTTTCTTTAATGTACATAGGCATAGGCACGCGAGGCATAGGCGCGCGAGGAATTGAGTTAATCTGGCTGTGCATCATATGCACCGGGCCTTCTTCGTCGAATTCTTCTCGGCTAATAGGAACCATTGGCATCTCCCTGGCAGGACCAACCTGGCTGATACGCTGTCCGGTACGAGGATCAAAAAGTTCTGAAATCTGCGAAGCCATTGCACCGGCATATCGAGGATCGTTTTGACGCGGGTCGAATGACTGCGTCCCGGAAGAAGCCATACCTTCTTCAATGGATTCCCGCTGTTGACCGGGGATAATGCCTGCGGCTTGCGCGCCTGCAATGGCCTGTTGGAATTGAGGAGTACACATAAAATTAACCAGATTTCTCAACGCGGTTCTTACTGGATGACCCGCCTGTGACAAAGTCCTTAAAGGGCTTTAAGCCAGGACCGCCGGAGTAATAGCCAGCGTTCTGGGCAGCACCCAGCATCCCGGTGGTGTTGGCGAACAGGTTAGCCACAGGATTGAAAGCCTGCTGCTGTTCCATGATGCTGGCGGATCGGAGTGCATTCGTTGCGGCCAACTCCGGGTCGCTGGTCATATTGACCTGTTGGATAAGATTGTTGCGCTGGTCTTCAACTGCCTGTCGGGCTTTAATGCCCTCCGTGGTAGCAGCTTCGGCAACGGTCTGCCTTGCCATAGCATTGTCGCGCATCAGTACGCCGCCCTGGCGAGCGTTCTCGCTGGACTGGTCTAGGCCGGTCCGGGCAAGGGAGTATGCCAACTGGTCGCTGACTTGCTTGTACTGGTCGTTAACCTGGGGGGTGGCAAAGCTGGAATAAGCCTGTCCGCGTCCCTTGAAAAATCCGTCGTCGAACCTTTCAAACTTCTGGTTGATGTTATTAACACCCTGCTTGATGCGGGCCTGGCGCGCCATCTCGTCTGCTCGCGCTTGAGCAGCACCACCGTCGCCTCCTCCTCCTCCGAAACACATGTTATCGGGGATTCCCTCCAATGTTCAGATCCAGCTTCATAATGGAGTAGATTGTGTACTGGCGGACGGCTTTGTCCAGCAATACAGATAGAACGTCTCTCCGGCCTTTCCGTAGTTAGATACTTCACACTCCTTTGACGCCCCCAGCAGCTCCAGCCATCGGTGGGCAACGTCGTGCGTAGCGATGCTCCGGCACTCCAGGCGATGCCACCCAATCTCGTCCAAGTAGGGGAAAAATACCTTCCTGGCGAAGCGGTGGGTGGATAGGGATATCTCGTCGAACCTGTCGGTTGCGAACATCCAAATTGACATGACGCCGTTCCACATAGGCATAGCGCCACAGCACACGATTGGTTCTCCATCGTCTGCGTGTAGGACAAAGCCTCCACCCCCGATTCGTAGGATGCTGTTGCCGAATTCCCACGGATCGTCTGTCCATTGGGTGGCGTACACCTCCGCCCGGTCCTTCGCTCTCATGTTGTGAACCACATGCTGCACCCCTTCGGGATACAGTTCAGTCACTTTCATTGAAGTCGATGTGGGCGATTAGGTTAGCCAGTCGAGCGTAGCCGGCGGAATCACAGGTCAGACGTACGCCTACATGCGTTCCCATCCCGGTAGCCTGGATGCGACCAAGGGTAAAGGTGGGCTGGCTGACCGTGGCGACTAGGTCGCGGGCATTGGGGGAGATAGGATCCATACCAATTTCGACAGCCCACTCACCCTCACAGGTCATGTCGATACCGGCCAGGGTCTTCATGTGCGCCGGCTTACCACCGTCAAGGTAGGGGAGAATAACCTCAACCCTGTATGATCCGTAGTTCAAGCCTGTAAGGCCGCCATAGGCATAGATGATATTGCCTTCCTTGGCGTAGACAATGCCGTCCTTGGTCGTGAAATCCGTGAACGTATAGCCTGGGCTGTAGGTAGACCAGGCAGCGACTTGGCTGCTGGGGAAGTAGGTGTAGACGTAGATCTTATTCCCAACGGCTAACCAGTACCGCCCATCAATAGGTTCGATGACGGCAGGGCATGCGGCCTTCTGGGCGTCCGTCATTTGAGACAGTTCGGCAAGTACCAGGCTGTCGATGGGCGTACCGACGTCATTGACGACGGCGGCATTGGAGCTGTCTCGCGCGCGCAGGGAGCGGACGCCGGAGTCGGATAGGTAAAAGATATCAATATCACCGACAGACACCACGCTCCCTGGGCCGAAGGCGCCGGTGTTCAGAAGGACTTGTCCTTGGCGGTTGTTGGCCGGGTCTGGGTCGATGCTCCAGATTTGAACGGATCGCCGAGAGAATGCTGCCAGGTTGCCTTGATAAAGGTCGATGCCTGTAAGAATTTCAGCCCCACCAGAGCTATTGGACATGTTAATAAACCCTGCACCAACACCAGACTCGCCCCATTTCCTTGGAGAGTTTACACCA